CGCTTTCTTAACTATCCTACCTGATGACATTCAACCGTCTATTGTGGGGGATTATGACTTTGTAGCTGCACCATCAAGTGAGCAACTCAATGACCCAATAGCTACACAACAGAACTTCTTTATGATGATAGACAAGATGAAAGACCCAGCTTGGGTTCAGGGACTAGCCTCAAGTGGGAAGAAACTTAATTACGCAGCACTAACAGAGAAGTCATTTGAGAAACTTAATATCGGTATTGAACTAAACGATGTGTTAGAAGACTTACAACCAGAGCCTACATTGGGTGCTGAGGGTGGACTACCGCAGATGGGAGGTGATTTAGGTGGAGGAACAATCGGAGGAGCAGAAGCAGGCATTGAAGGACTCCCTGTCGAGGGGGGCGGCATTTGAAGAACTTGTTAGAACTAAAGGATGGGAATACATCACAGCATGGTTCCAGAACCAAGTTCAGCATTTCGCAACAGAATTGCTAATAGACGACAAGAAGGACATGAAAGAGTTTGACGGTAAGAGAAGGGAACTAATGGGAGTGAGGAAACTAATTGGGATGATTAACGGAGATATAAAGACTTTACAAGATCATAATGAAAAAGCTAGAAAGTCTACCAAGAAGTGATTCGGAATACTGGGGAGAGGATGCCGAGAAGTACATATCTAACGCCAAGCCAATACCAGTAGCTAGAAAGTCTACCAAGAAGTGATTCGGAATACTGGGGAGAGGATGCCGAGAAGTACATATCTAACGCCAAGCCAATACCAGTGTGTAAAACACATGGTAAGAAGAACTGGACTAAACACAAAGGGTATGTAGATAACAGAGACGGCACAGCTTCTTGTAAGAAGTGTGGATGGGGATTTAGAATACCCGGATACTTGAGGATATATAAGGAAAAGGTTTTTGATTTGAGAGATGTGTAGTCGGGGCAGGCTACATATCTTTCAGACCAAAAGTCTGCAATTACACCGAAAGGTGCTTAAGGGAAAGTTCTTAGTCTTTTAAAAACTATGCTAGAAAGGAGGTGAGACGAATGTCTAACCAAGATGAGCTAATAGCTGCTCTGGACGACCATCAGATAACTGATGATGACGGACAGATTAAGGGAGAAGAAACTCCTGATGAGAAATCAGCAACTCAAGAACAAACACCTGAAGAAAAAGATGCAACGGCAGAGAAGTCGGCGGAAACCAAAGAAGACTCCCCCGAGTCAACCGAGGAATCTGAAAACGAACCAGAAATGGTCGAAACCGCATCTGATGAAACAGGAAAACGGTACGTGCCTGAATCTCGATTTAAAGAGGTATATGCTAAATGGAAGAAGGCTGAACGATCTAAACCTACGCTTTAGAAATTGAGCTCTTGAGGACCACGTTGCCTCAGTTTAACCCTGATAATGATGACTACAGCAGGGATATAGACGAACTGGGTTTTTCTCTGTATGAAGCCTCAAAGGACAATACAGGAAGACATACAGTGACTCGCATCCAAGCTGCACGAAAAGCATTGAAGATGGCGAAAAAGATTACATCTAAAGTAGCCGATGTTAAATTAGAGGCGAAGTCTGTGAAAGCCCAACAGTCTGACCAAGGGATTACCAACAGAGTTCTTAATAGGGAATCGACTAAACCCGACCCCAATAAGATGTCGCTTGAAGAAAAAGAGGAGTGGCTTAAAGCTAATGACAGTTGGTAATACTCCAATAGAAGGGGGTGAAAATTAAATGGCATTAGATACAGCAAAAACTTTAACTACAGTAACATCAGAATCTATTAAGAATAGATATTATGATGAGCTATTCCTAAGACAGGCCGACAAGAAACTTGTTCACAAGCAACTTGGTCAGCTCAACAGGAAGGTACCTAGAGGTGAAGGTGGATATGGTTCCCAAGTCCTTTATTGGACAAAATGGTTGAACTTTGACAACATCACATCTGGAACAGGTGAAGGTGTTCCTACTACTACAGTAGCTTTCTCTGCGGTGAACGTAACAGGCTCTACAGCCCAATACGATAACGCAGTTTCAATTTCCGACATTATGGCTTACGCCTCAATGGGAGATATTATGAAAGCAGCGGTTGAGAGACTTGCGTATAACGCAGGAATTTCTATTGATAACGTTGTCAAAAATGTTATCTCTACAGCAGGTACACAGCAATCCGCATCAGCAGTAGCTTATTGGTCAGCAGTTCCAGCCGGAGCTAATTTGATAATTAGTGAGGTTAGGAAAGGAGCAAGGACTCTTAACGCTAACGATGCAATACAGCAAGATGATGGTAATTGGGTAGCAGTTGCCCATCCTCATTCAATCTATGATTTGCAGGGTGATTCCACAACAGGTGGATGGATAGACGCTAATAAATACACTGATGCGAACGCTAACAAATTGATGACCGGCGAGGTCGGTAAGATTTATGGTGTTAGATTCCTTCAGTCGTCAAACGCTTACACAAGAGGAAGTTCTTTTGACACTACTTCCGCAGTTGTAGCATCCACAACAATCTACGTTACATCTATGTTCGGTAAAGACGCATTCGGTGTCTCTGAACTACAAGCCCTTAAGACTTACGTTAAGCCTTTCGGTTCTGGTGGGACAGGTGATCCGACAGATAAGATTGCGACAGCAGGTTGGAAGACGTTGTTCGGAACAAATGTACTTAACAGTGCATTCTTCGTAAACATAAATCATACTGTCAGTTCCACAGCCTAAGGCAGGTGAAGAACTGGTATGAGAGAAAGAGCCCTTTTGACAGGGCTCTTTTTCGTGTTAGAATAGCTTAGTGAAATGGGTAGAACTAAGTCCTGGTAGGTATAAGCTAGTAGAAGATGACGATTCAAGACCTGCCGTAAAACTTAAGAGTCGTATAGGTACACCTAATGTTAAATTTAATCCTAGTTGGGGAAAATATGAACAGAACTACTGGACACCAGACCCTGACGTTAATTCTTCAAATGACCTTACCGATAAATTCCTTGATGAAAGAGAACACCAGTTAAAAGTTAATCCTAAGGCTAAGCGTTGGGAGGAAGGTAGAAAGAAAGAGTGGGCTAGAAACAAACCTTATTGGGTTAAACAACAACGTGAGAAGGGAGTAGATATATGATCGAAAGAAGAAGTAAGATTATTTACTCTCCAGATGTATTAAAACAAGGAGACAAGAACTATGTCAGGACAATTAAGCACTGGCTTGGAGAGTTCGATAACAACATGAATGTTAGACAAGAGGATGGTAGAGTAGTAATAACCGAAACCATAAAAGAACCTAAAGTAGTAAAATGATATCAGTAGTAACCAGTACATTTAATAGGTCTAAGAGACTCAAGAAAGCCATTCAGAGTGTAATAGACCAAACCTACCCAGATTGGGAGATGGTAATTGTAGACGATTGCTCCGAGGATAATACTTCAAAGATGGTAAAGAGCTTCAAAGACGACAGACTCAAATACATTAAACGCAAGAAGAACTTCGGGAATGACACTAAACCCAAGAATGAAGGGATAATGGCTTCTAAGGGTGAGTATATTGCCTTACTAGACGATGATAATTTATTCAGACCAGACCACTTGGCAATTCTTCTAAAAGAAATGAAGAAGAAACCTTGGGATGTTGTATATGGTGATAGATGGTTAATAGATGAAACAGGAAAGATTGAACCACAACTAGGAGTGAGTAAAGACTTCGACCCAGCACTACTCATGCAGAGAAACTACATAGATACCTCAGATGTGCTTATAAGGCGTGAGGCATTGTTTGATGTGGGTGGATTTGATGAGAGATACAAGAAGTATGTTGACTGGAACTTGTGGGTGAGAATGTGTAAAGCTGGCAAGCGGTTCAAGAGAGTGCCAATGGTTATAACTGATTATCACTTACACGAAGAAATGAAGTCTTTGACTGTTAAAGATAGGAATGTTGAGGGTGGACCATCAGTTCCTTTGGGTAGTGAACCAGTATTCAAGCCTGAGTGGGACCCAATAGACGTAGAAATAGAACTACCTTACCTAGGTAATGAGGTAAGAGT